GCCGGGCTAGGTCTCGGTGTGTTCGGTGCGGCTATTGCAACCCTGATTGCACAGGGAATTTCCGCAGTGTTTTCGTTTTTGATTTTCTTTGCACGGATGCAGCAATATAAAAGCCCCTTTAATAGGTTTGAACGGCAGGAGCTGTATTCTATGCTTCGCATTGCGGTGCCGTCGGTTTTACAGCAGTCCACAGTGTCCATCGGTATGATGATCGTGCAGGCAGTGGTAAATCCTTTCGGTACACAGGCACTCGCCGGGTATGCAGCAACGATGAGGGTGGAAAATGTTTTTTCATTGGTCTTTGTATCCATCGGCAATGCGGTTTCGCCGTATGTTTCCCAGAATCTTGGTGCAAAGAAAATTGATCGTATCAAAAAAGGCTACCATGCTGTACTGGTGCTGGATCTGTGCTTTGCGGCCATTGCGTTTGTGACCATTGAAGCGATGCATACGCAGATCTCCTCACTGTTCTTAGGAAAAGACGGAACGGCGTTGGCCTATCAGGTGTCTGGTGATTATATGAGGTGGATTGGTTACTTTTTCATCTTCATGGGTATCAAGATGGCAACCGATGGAGTCCTTCGCGGTCTCGGAATTATGCGTCCGTTCCTCGTTGCAAACATGGTGAACCTTGCGATTCGTCTGTCCGTTGCACTAATCTGTGCACCACGTTTCGGCATTGCCTTTGTCTGGCTTGCGGTACCAGTTGGCTGGCTTGCAAACTTTTTAATCTCCTATGTGGCTCTTAGGAGATCATGGCCAACTGATAAAATGGCATCCATTAGTTAACTTCCAGTTTATCAATCTACACATTCAACGCATTCCGTGTCAACCGATAAATCTCCAACCGTGACAGTGCCTTTGGCGATTGATTGGTCTGATTCACCGTTTTCCGGTTGTCCGTGTTGTAATAATTGTTCACCGTCCCACCAGAACTGCCGGGCAGCATTGCTTCGGAGATTCCATGCAAGCTGTAATTCAAATCAGAATCCATGGTCAGCTGCATGGCTTTCGCCACACCGCCCACTGCTTTTTCCACATACTTCTTGCTCTTGTCGATACCGTCTGCCAGTCCTTTCATAAAGTCCGGCATCCAACTCTCGTAGTCCGTCAGCGGTCCTTTGTCCGGAACCGAGAAGTGCAGGAAATCCCGAATGGTATCGGCGACATTGGTGACGCAGTCCGCCAGCCAGCCGATGGCACTCTGAATGCCGTCAATGATTCCCTGAATGATGTCCCGTCCCCAGTTCCAGGCATCGGACGCCAATCCTTTGATATATCCCACAGCGGCATCGAATCCATTCTGAATGGTAGATTTAATGCCGCTGATTTTGTCGGAAACCGCAGAACGGATGTTGTCCCAGATGTTGGACACCGTAGAAGAAATGCTCTGCATCACGTTAGAAATGGTACTCTTGATGCTGTTCCAGATGTTAGATACCACCGATTGGATGGCGTTCAGAACATTGGAAACCGCAGAACTGATCTGATTCCAGATAGAGGATACCACAGAAAAAATGGCATTCATCACACTGGAAATCGTGCCGGAGATGCTGTTCCAGATGGAAGAAACCACATTCCAGATCGCTGACAAAACAGACGAAATGAAACCAGATACCGCATTCCAAACCGTAGTCACCGCATCTTGAATCGCTGTCAAAACCGTGGAAATTGTAGTAGAGATGGCATTCCAGATGGTTTCAAATGTTGTTCGGATACCTTCTAAAATCGGCGTTAAAAATGCCACGATTGCATTCCAAATGGCACTGATCTTCTCCGAGATCCAGTCCATCACTCTGCCCACAATGATCTGAATGGCTTCAAAAATCGTCTGAAACAGATAACCAAATGTCGTGATCAGCGGTTCTAAGGTGGTGTAAATGGCATTCCAAACGGTCGTAATGACGTTATAAATTGCCTGAAAAACCGTAGAAGCCACGTTGTAAATGGCATTGAAAATCGTGCTGAAAAAGTTGTAGATCGCTGTAAAAATCGTGGTGAAGAAATCCCGAATCGCTGTAAATACGGTTGTTGCCACCGTCTGAATGGCAGTGACAATGGTGGTGAAGGTATTGGAAATGGACGTCCAGGTGTTGACGAAAAAGTCCCGGATTCCGATAACGATTCCTGTGAAGAAGGAAGCAATGCTGTTCCATGTATCCACGAAAAATGTTTTGATGGAAGTCCAGACTTCGTTCCAGCTTGTTCCGAACCACCCCAGCACCACATCTGCAATGCCTTTCAGGGCATTCATGATATTGCGGAACGTGTTGACAACGAAATTCCAGATAGACGTAAAAATCCCCTTGATGCCGTTCCAGCACTGCTCCCAGTCGCCGGTAAATAGACCAATCAGCACATCAAGTGAATTTAAGAGAATATCTGCAAATCCAGAGAAAATATTGGAGATATTCTGAAAGACGCCTTCAAAAATAGGAGCTAACAGATTGCACAGCCCGTCCCACGCCGCTTTCAGCACATCGGTGAAACTCTCAAAGTCGAATCCCAGAGCATTTAGCCGGTCAGTGATGCCCTGTGTCAATCCAGTAAAGGTGCTTTTGATTTGCTCCCAGATACCAATGATATTGCTTTTGAATTCGTCATTGGTTTTCCAGAGATGCACAAAGGCAGCCACCAAAGCGGCAACAGCTGCGATAATGGCGAGCAGCGGACCTAATGACACGCCCAACGCTCCGGTAATGGCTCCAATGCCACTTTGCACAGCCGAGAAAAGGGCAGGCAGTTTGGACACTGCGGAAAAGACCGTTCCCACGCTGGAGATGGTCTTTCCCAGCACCACCAGCATCGGACCAAGAGCAGCAGCCACCAGTGCAATTTTCGCAATGGTTTCTTTGGTCTGTGGGTCTAACTGGTTCAGCTTGTCCACCAAGTCCTGTATACGGGAAACCACAGAACGAATGGTAGGCATCAGAATATCAGAAAAGGAAATTGCCAACTCTTCCAGCTGGGACTTCAAGATGGTCACTTGTCCGGCAAGGTTATCCTGCATGACAGCCGCCATTTTTTCAGTCGTGCCATTGTAGCCGTCTACTGTATCTGAACAGGTATCAATGGCATTGGACAGTTTTTCAAAGTCCGCCGGGGAGCCGTTGATGATCGCCAGCATACCGGACATGGCCTCTTTGCCAAACAGCGAGGCAGCTGCCTGTGCCTGTTCTGCCTCAGAAAGTCCGCCCAATTTCTGTCGGAGTTGTTCCATGAGTTCCCGCAGAGAATACATCTTGCCGGAACTATCTGTCAGAGAAATGCCGTACTGTTCCATGGCAGATGCTACCGTATCGGTCGGCTTTGCCAGATTGGTGATGGCAGAACGCAGTGCGGTACCAGCCTGTGAGGATTTGATACCGGCGTTTGCCATCAGCCCAATGGCAATGGCAGAGTCTTCAGCAGAGTATCCCAAAGAACCCAGCACCGGAGCAGCATACTTGAAAGTTTCACCCATCATGCTGACATTGGTGTTAGCGTTGGAACTTGCGGCTGCCAGAATATCCGCAAAGTGTCCGCTGTCGGCAGCAGTTAAGCCGAAAGCGGTCAGAGCATCTGTGACAATATCCGAAGTTGTCGCCAAGTCCTCACCGGAAGCGGCGGCAAGGTTCATAATGCCTTCAATACCGCTGAGCATATCATTGGTTTTCCAACCTGCCATTGCCATATAGTTCATGGCTTCCGCAGCCTCGCTTGCAGAGAATTTTGTTTTGCTGCCCATTTCACGAGCCTTTTCCCGGAGAGCATCCAGCTCTGAACCGGTCGCACCGGATACCGCCGCTACCTTGGACATAGCAGCATCAAAGTCTGCACCAGTTTTCACAGCAATGGTGCCCAGAGCCGTGACACCGGCAGTGACTGGCAGCAGCTTTTGTCCCACACCGGAAATTTTGTCCCCGGCGGACTGCAGCGTTTCACCCAAAACGCCCATCTTTTCCAGGGCAGTGTGAGAATTGTTTGCTTCTGTGGTCAGGCGTTTCAGTTCGTTTTCGGTTTCGATGATCTCACGCTGTAAGGCATCATACTGCTGCTGTGAAATTTCACCATTTGCAAGAGCAGTGTTTGCCTGTTCTGCCGCAGTTTTCAGTACTTCCAGCTTTTCTTTGGTGGCAGACACCGCATCTGCCAGCAGCTTGTGCTTCTGGGACAAGAGTTCGGTGTTGGTGGGGTCAAGTTTCAGCAGTTTCTGCACATCTTTCAGCTGTGTCTGTGTCCCCTTGATGTCCCGATTGACACCTTCCAGGGCTTTGGATAGCTTGGTGGTATCGCCGCCGATTTCTACGGTGATGCCTTTGATGCGGTTTGCCATGGGGGTCACCTGCCTTTTTCAAAAAATAGGTTGAATTTATCCTAACAATATGGTATAATAAGAGCAAGGAGGTGTTCGTATGATGATAGATACAAACACAATTATTTCTATGACAGAAGCAAATCAGAATTTTTCCATGGTAACAAGAATCGTAGACCGGTATGGAACGGCCGTTATTTTCAAAAATAATAAGCCCCGTTATGAAGTCAGAATGATTGAAGACACAGAAGAAGCGGAAACGGCATCGGATGAAGAAGTGCTTTCTGTTTCAAAAAAACTGATGAAACGCAACGCTGCTGTTTATGAGGAACTTGCCAAATGAAACGACTCACAAAGGAACAGGTAATGCTGCTTCACAAAGAACTGGTGAAGGAATCAGGCGGCTCAGCGGAAATTCGTGATGAAGGACTTCTGGATTCGGCATTGAATGCACCTTTCCAAACGTTTGATGATGCAGAATTATATCCGACAATCATAGAAAAAGCAGCTCGTCTTGGATACAGTTTGATAAAAAATCATGCGTTTGTAGATGGAAATAAAAGAATCGGCACGCATACAATGCTTGTATTTCTTTCTCTGAATCATATTGAAGTGGAATATGATGACGATGAATTGATTCAAATGATTCTCGGAATTGCAGCCGGTGAAATGGATGACCGACAATTGCAGGAATGGCTGTGGAAACACATCATATAGGTTAAAACGCATCAAAATCCTCCTGCGTTGCCAGAGAATCATACTTGAAATCGTCATTCTCCCGTTCGGTAAACATATCATTCACCAGACCAATGGTCAAAAAATCCAAATCGCCCATTGACAAACCAAGCTGAACGCACCGCAACAAAAACAGCGGTGTGGTCATCGGTCGGTCAATCGGGCGATGTTTTTTTTAGACTTGACCTGTGTTTCTGCGTTCAAACCCCAGAGGTCGATCAGCTGCGGCAAGATCTCATAGATGCTGAATGTGTTAAACTGCTCCAGCCACTCGTCCGGCGACGACGGAATGGCTGCATCAGCGTGTTTTGCCATGATATAGGCGATGTTCTCAAATACCTCAAGGCTTTCAATGTCCAGTGCGGAGGAATCCTCTGTTTTTTCTCCCACAGACTTTTGCAGTGCTGTAAAGTCCTGATAAATATCTCTGCGGAATTTCAAGCGATACAGTCTGGGAACTGCCGCACTTGCCTTGAACGGCACATCAATACCATCAATGGTGATGTTCTTCTGAATTGCCATACTGCCACCTCCTTACGCTTTCACAGATGCTGCGGATGCTTTACCACTCTGTACAGCGGCAGCCAGATTGGGCATATATACCGCCTTGTACCAGTTCTCATAAACCTCAGCATCCGTTTTCTCACAGGTTTTAGTTTTTACCAAACCACTGTTCAACGCCGTTGCGGTCAAAGACAGCGTTTCTGTTTTAACTTCCTTTTCGTCCTCAACGGTGCTGGATTCTGTTGCCGGACGAGAGGCAGAACAGCAGAACAGACAGTGCCGAATTTTATTCTTATCGCCGCTGAATTCAAACAGCAGGGCAAACTGCGATACTTCTGCAGTATTGGTTTCCGTGAGAACGCCCTTTTCATCCAGCTTCTCACCGAGAATGTCTGTCGCAAACTCAAGCGGAACCAGTGCGATTTCAAGATCGCCGGTGTAACCAGAGTTATTGTTGATCACATAGTACACACCATCGTCAGCGTAAAAATTGGATGCTTCACCTTCTGCATCGATAGACAGCGACACTGCACCGGGAATGCGAACTGGCTTTGCAAAAGTCGGTACACCTTCTTCATCATAAGAAGTGATTTTTGCATAGTGAACTTTGTTCAGACCGAACTTTACCTTGTTTTTCTCCATTGCCATATAGATCAAACCTCCATCTCATAGAGCACTTCATACAATTCTTCCGAATCAATGAATGTTTCTGTTTTTGTATAATAAATCTCGTGCTGGGAAAGCACTGACTCCACCTGTTCTTCCAATTCCGGCTGCTTTTTGTCTGTGTACAGCTCAATGTCCAGCTGTTTGCAACTGAAATATGCCAAATTGTCTGCCGAAAACGTATTCTCTCCAGGAGATAAGAACAGCAAAAAAGGCGGTGCAGGGCTTTCGCCCTCGGCAAAATGATGGTAGGCGAAAGGCAGTCCTATTTCTTCCATCATTTCTGCGATCTGTTCGTAGGTCATGACAAAGCCTCCTCAATTAAATGTTCCAGCAACTGTACACCGTTTTCTTCCGCAGGAGCAATGTGCGGTTTGCCGGATACCCGACCACCGCCACGCTTGGCGTGACCTTTCTCCAAAAGATGTGCCAATCTGTAATGGTCTTTGGAATGTACCGTCATTTTCAGAGTATGGCTATTCTCTGAGGTTTTTGTAGCTTTCCAGCTTTTACCGTAAGCACCTGTATCTTTCGGCGCATTGGCGGAAATCTCTTTTTTCACAGAGGTTGCTGTCTTTTTGACCGCTTCTTTCATGGAATCGTTGGCAAGGCTGACGTATTCCTGCAATCCTGCCATGATGTCATCAGCAAGGCTGTCAATTGTACTCATCCGTGCATCCCGCCTTTCTCACTTCACATACAAGGGTGATGTAGCTGTTGTGAAGATAATCACGTTGCACGGATTTGATGTTGTAGGTAAGACCTCTAAACAGAATCCTATGCGTAGTCGAATTCAGCGACAGAATGAAAAGGCTCTGCCTGACCACGAATGACACGGACTGTATTTCTCTGGTGACTCCCGTATTCACTTGTTCGGCAGAGCTTTTCACGCTGACTTTCGCCCAGCAGGAGAAAACCTCGTCCCACTTGGAAGTATGGTTTCCGATTTCATCTACCACGGTGCGATGCTCCAGAATGGCGATACGCTGATTCAGTTTATCAAAATCCATTACACCACACCCTCTCGCTGTGCAAACAGAATGGAACGCAGGCTCATGGTTAAGGCGTGGTAGTCTGGTTTGGAGCGATTCTCGTATAAATATCCGAGAGCGAATAATACCGCTGTTCTCGTCACATCTTCAAAACAAGTGAATTTTTCCTCATCCATTCTGCCCACGTCCTTGACCAGTGATTTTGCCGTATCGAGCAGTTGGAGGATGAGCTTGTCATCCTCCTCATGGTCGACACGAAGATAATTTTTGGCTTCGTTCAGGGTAATCATGCTATCACGCCTTTTTGATTGTAAGAGTCTTTACGGCCTCGGGCAGAATCAGCTTGCCGTCCACACGCTGAGAAGCAAGGAAGCCGACCTGTCCGTTCATAGCGAAAAGCTCATTCAGACGCTTAAGAGAACGTCCCTGTCTGTCAGCCACCCAGTAATAGGAATAGTCGCCGAATGCAATTGCCTTTGCACCAGCCGCAATAGTCGGAGCATATACAGAGGTCACATAGGGGCGGTTCAGGATGGTGTCGGGAAGTCCTGCACTGACAGAAGGCTGCCAGATGAAATTGCCCGTATTATCCTTGATTTTACGGAGCGCCTTCACGGTCTGCTCATTCAGCACCCACACAGCTTTCTTGCGATACGGACTCTTGAGGGAGTAGAACAGCTCGATTACATCATCAAAAGTGATAGCTGCACCTGTTGTGGTCGCACCGTTTTCCGCACCGCCTGTCGCAGCAAAAATGCCGGTAGGCTTGCCCTTACCGTCACCGATGAGGAACGCTTCCTCTTCCTTTGTGCCGATTCTTCTTGCAAATTCCTTTGCAATGTAGGAAGGCAGGTCGAAAACAGAATCATTAAGAAGTTCCTCGGAGATCTTAATCGCAGTACCGACCTTGTAAGCGGAGAGAGCAATCTGTCCGAAAGCGTCATCGGAGAGTGTATAAGCCTCTTCCTCCTCCATCCACGTTGCTTCGCCCTTCTGCGTAATAACGGGGATTTTACGGTCTCCACTTGATGTCTGAATCTTGGTAGCGAGTGGACGGAATACGTTTTCTTCCTCAAGTGCAGAAATGAGCTTTCTTTCAAACTCGTCCGGGCAAAGATAGCCGCCTTCGGTATCTTCGCCAATCTGCAGAGCATTTCTCACATCGGCAAAATTACGGTTGCGAATGCTGTTCCAGAAAGCAGTACGGTATTCGTCAGATGCAATTCCTGTTTTGGTATCACTGTGAATGGATGCGTTCGGCTTGTTCTGAATCGGCGTAGAAGTAGGCTTGTTCATTTCTGACTCAATCTGAGCCTGTCGTTCCAGCCGCTGGATTTCCTTGCCGTATGCCACGATCTGCTGCTCCATGGCATCGTATGTCTTGCTGTCCTCTTCCGAAAGCAGACCGCTTTCATTTCGCTTGGAATCCAAAAAGTCACGGGCAGTATCCCATGCCTTGCTTCTTTTTTCTCTCAGTTCCTGAATTGTCATAGTATCAGTCCTCCTATAGTTTTTAATATTTCAAAAGCTCCAGCCGCTTGTCCAATTGGTTGATCGGCGTGCCTTTGGATGCAGTTGAAGAAATCTTCTGCAGAAAAGAATCCAGCGTTTTAGATGGTGTGTACAGCATGGATGCTGTGCTTTCCTTCTTTTTTTCATCCGGATCTTCTTTAGGAGATTCCTCTGTTTCTTCTTCATCTGGATCTGTTTTTTCTGGTTCTTCTGGAACAAACGGATTCTTTTTAGAAAAGAGAATGCCGTCTACAAATCCCAGCTGCAATGCTTTTTCTGCATTCATCCACGTTTCTTCATCCATCAGCCTTGCGATCTTATTGCGGCTGAGATGCGATTTTTCTGCATAAGCATTGATAATGGATTCCTTGACTTCGTCCAGAAGTGCGATGGCTTT